AGAGATAGAGTATTAGAGATGTTTGCAGATGAGGATAAAACATATCTATCCTATTATCATATGGTATACCAATGTCAGCACAACAGGTGGGATGGTAAAGGGTATGTCACAGGATGCAACATAGGTATGATTAAACGCTACCTTGATAAACAAATTAAGTTAGAAAATATACAAGTTTTAGTAGAAGTAAATTAACCGTTCTGTTTTGCACTTTATTGTGCACATCAGAACATTTTATAGGAGAGAGTATCATGCAACAAGAAATAAGTTTGAAACAAGCAGAAGATTTGATTGCAACAGTAGGTAGAGAAGTGACTATCCATATGCGTGGGCAACCTGGCATTGGTAAGTCATCAATACTTAAAACTTTGGCAACAAGGTTTCCTAACCACACACCTGTGTATATTGATTGTGCAGACTTAGACTTAGGCGACTTAGCTATGCCTGCTATGAATCATGAAACGCGAACGACTACATTCTATCCGAATGAAAGGTTTGCTATCCACGAGGATAAGCCTGTCATCATTATGCTTGACGAGATCACGAAAGCGTCTGAGCCTGTCAAGAATATGTTATTGCCTGTTATGTTAGAGAGACGATTAGGTTCAGTTAAGTTTCACCCCGACTCGATCGTGTATTCAACAGGCAATCTAACAACAGATGGGGTAGGTGACACCATGAAAGCACATGCCAAGAACAGATTGACTTCAGTTACTATTCGCAATCCTAATGATGACGAGTGGATTAATTGGGGTGTAGACAACGGCATAGCACCTGAGGTGTTGGCATGGATTAAGCAGTTTCCACATGCACTAGCATGTTATACAGATGACTCACAGAAAGAGAACATGTATATATACAATCCTCGTAAGCAACAAGATGCGTTTGTGTCCCCTCGTTCATTGGAGAAAGCATCGCACATTGTTAAGAACAGGGCAACACTCGGTGAAGATACTACGATGGTCGCACTCACAGGCACAATCGGGGAGTCAGCGTCACGAGATATGTCTGCATACTTCAGTCTAGCTGATGGCTTACCGACTAAGGAAAGCATATACAAAGAACCTGAGAAGGCTATGTTACCTACCGACCCGTCAGCACGAGTTATCCTAGTGATGCGAGAACTTATGACAATCACAGAGCAACACATGGACGCGTGGTTGACTTACCTTCAACGCTTACCAATGGAGATACAAGCCTTGTTTGCAGTTAACATCATGGCATCATCACGCAAACAGATTGCCTCTACCAACAAGTCATTCATTGATTGGGCAGTTAAGAATAACCAATACTTCTAGGAGGATATATGGCTAGTTATTATAATTCTGAAGTATATGCAGAAAGTCAAAGGCAAATAATAGAACAGCAAAAGCAACATGAGGCTCAAAAAGCGTTAGTTAAACTATCAATGACGCCCGATGAAATAAGAGAACATGTTGTTGAAGATGATTATAGATTTGCTAGCGAAAATCCCGACTACATCAGAGATTTAATTAGAGAAAGTTTAAAAAATGATACTGATGAGCAACTTTTAGAAACGTATATGGAATATATATTTGATTGGGAGGAGTTTGAAAATGGCACTAACGAGTGAACAACGAGTAACAAAGGCACACATAGCCGTCATGCGTAGTAAAGAATTCTGCATGTTTTCGGGTGTGTTATCAGTAGGCAAGGTTATATATACAGAAGATATACCTACGGCTTGCACCAATGGTCGTGATGTAATATACAACCCTAAGTTTATTGATACGTTACATGACAAAGAACTAAACTTTGTAGTCTTACACGAAGCGTTGCATAAAGTATTTCAGCATATGTTTCTATGGAAGAAGCTATGGAAAGAGAGTCCACAACTTGCGAACATCGCGGCTGATTATGTTGTGAACAATACTATCCATGAAGCTGATCAGTATGGGAATATAACACTCATACCTAAGGAAGCATTGTTTGACAAACAATATGCCAACATGACCACGCGCCAAGTGTTTGATCTACTTAAACAAAACAAAGATAAGCAACAAGGTCAATGTGAGGGGCATGATAGTCATGATTGGGAAGGTGCTGAAGGACTCTCTGATGATGAAGTTAAAGAGACTACTAAGCAGATTGACCAAGCCTTACGTCAAGGTGAAATCATACGTGGCAAGATGCAAGGCAATAAGAACAGAACAATAGATGGACTACTTGAACCTAAGATAGATTGGCGTGAACAACTACGTGAGTTTGTCAATGCAACGTGTCGTAACAAAGACAAGACAACATGGAAGCGTCCACACAAACGTTTCTTAGGGCAAGATATATACATGCCTAGCATGATTGGCGAAACAGTCGGTAAGTTAGTCGTGGGTATAGACACATCGGGGTCGATTGGTGATAAGGAATTAAATGAATTCTTATCTGAGGTGGTAGCTATATGTGATGAGGTATCACCATCTAGTATTGAATTGATCTATTGGGATTATGATGTTGCAGGACATGAAACCTACAACATAGGTGATTACGATGCGTTGGTTCAATCAACCAAACCAAAAGGTGGGGGTGGCACTAGGGTTGGGTCTCTCAATGAATACATCAAAGAGAAACGTATTGAACCCGAAGCTATCATTGTATTAACAGACGGCTATGTAGAGAATGATTGGGGTGGCACATGGGAATATCCAACACTATGGGCAATTACATCATGTAACATTACATCTATACATGGCAAGTCCATATACATGGGAGAGGCATAATGGGTTATCGAAGCGACGTTACATATGCAATAGAGTTTAGAAACTTAGATTATAAACGTAAGTTTGTAGCATTAAATAAACTTCACCCAAGCTTTACAAAAGCACTAGAAGAATGTGAAGAAGTAGAAACTGATAACTTATTTATAATCTTTAAAGCTGAATATATCAAATGGTATGACGGATATGAAGATGTATTATGTCATACCGAGATGTTGCAAGCTATAGAAGATGAAGAGATGGACGGAGTAGCTGCAAAGTTAGTTCGCGTAGGTGAAGAAAGTGGAGATGAAGAAACAACAGAGTATCAAGGCGATAATGATTATGAACCACATGCAGGAGAAATACCAATAGAAGCGGAAATAATAAGTAGGATTATAGATAATTTACCAAGAAGTAAACAACCCGTCACAACCTCATAATTCTGTGAGAAAGTGACATAACTAAGGAGAGAGAAAATGAGTATCAACGTTCCACAAAGTTTACTAAACGTATCAAATGGTGTGAAGCTAGAAATCAATATGGCTAAGTTCACACCTATACAATTAAAAAATATAGGCAAGTATGTTAAGACTTTAAAAATACCTAATACAACCTCAGCTACGGCTAAGATTGCAAAAGGGATAGTTGACTACTTAAAGATACCACACTTTGTAACAAGTAGACGTCACATTGAATGGCATCACATACCTTTTGATCACCCTATCTTTGACAAGATGATCGGTGCAGTATCGGTTGCATTACTCATGCCCGATCAACATTGGTGGTCTGCTGATAGAATGAAAGATACTAAGTTGGCTATTGAAAAGAAACGTCCCGTAGGAAACATATCTTTATGGGGGGACACAATCGATGAACAAGTGCAAAAAGAATTATTAAGCATGGCTACTTACAAGCATGAGATGTCACCACAAGCAGAAGAAATGTTAGAGAATTTACTAACACGTAAGGTAAACACTTTTGAAATGTATTACAACGGGTAATTTAACTTTAGGAGAGATCATGAGTATCAGCATCGCATCAAGCGCAGTATTAATTGATTTAAACATATCAGTATGGACAGCTAGGAAGTTAGACAAGAACGTGTCAAAAGAAATAGATGTAAGAAAGAACACCACGATTAAGGCAGGCAACTATAATAAACATATACTTGCAGGCTCAGATCAGTTAGAAGCTATCACTAAGTTATCTAGTGAGATTAGAGAATGGCATGGTAGACAAACGTTGCCTTGGTCAGACACAGGCACAAGGCTATTACCTATGTCAAACTTCTTTGAGTATAAAGATCAGCTATCTAAGTATGAAGTAGACTTTAAACAACGTGTGGATAGATTTATACATGAATATCCCAACATCATTACGGTCATGGCTTTTAAGTTGGGAGAACTTTTCGACCGAGGGGAATATCCCGAAGCTTCATCAATTGCATCTAAGTTTAACTTACGTTATACTATTATGCCTGTTCCCGAAGTAAATGACTTCCGTATCGACATCGGTGAACAAATGAAAGTTGAAATGCAACAGGAGTATCAAAGGGCTTATGAAGGACGTGTTGAAGCCGCGATGTCTGATGCATGGTCAAGACTACACACAACCTTAGAGCATATGATTGATAGGTTAAGTGGTAATGATAAAAAGATATTTAGAGATAGCTTAATAGATAATGCGTTAGAGTTGACAAATCTATTAACTAAGCTTAATGTAACAAACGACCCTAAACTAGAACAAGCAAGACAGGCTTTAGAACGATCACTTGTTCATGTATCGGCTGATGACTTACGTCAAAGCAAGGGTGCTAGAGATGAAGTGCTAGCTAAAGTGAACCAAATCATGCAAACAATATAAGGAGTTATATGAAAGTATTTCATGCCATAGATGCAGAGTCATCTATCATATCAGAACAAGACAAGGAAAAGATTGCAGTCCTTAAACTTGTAGATGTGGGTAAGTATGTAGAAAATATTGGCATCAGAGATGGTCAATTCTATATTATTGCAGAGAACGAAACAGACAAAATCTATATAGAGTATAAAGCCGCTATGAGTAACATAGATACCGCTTTTAAACAAAAAATGGATTATAGACTTTTCTCAGAAAAGAATATGGAGTTTCACAACAAAAAAGCTAGAGCCATGCAACGTAGTATGGAAATACCAAAATGAAAAAAGAGCCTGTAAAAGAAAAATGGGTTAAGCAACAAGTAGTTAAGATGCTAAAGGATAGGGGGGCTTACTACTTCTATCCTGTAGCAAGTGGCTATATGAGTATAGGTGTTCCCGATATTGTTGCATGTTATAAGGGAGCCTTTATAGGAATTGAATGTAAAGCAGGCGATAATAAACCTAGTGTATTACAGGAAAAAAACCTACAACACATACAAGACAATCAAGGTATAGCGATGGTAGTAAACGAAGATACATTATTATCATTACAAAACTTTTTAAATGAAATGGGAAAATGGAAATGACAATGCTAAAAAAAATATTAAAAAAATATAAACAAATAAAAGACATGGTTAACAACCCGCCTCACTATACACAGGGTGGTATTGAAACAATAGATTACATGGAAGCTAAGTCAACACCCGAAGAGTTTTCGGGACACTTACGCTTAACAGCTATTAAGTATTTGTCAAGAGCAGGATTAAAAGAGTCAACACTTATGGACTTGAAAAAAGCACAATGGTATGTTAACGAGTTAGTAACCTTTGTAGAAAAACAAACTGTAAATTCTAAATAATGTGGATATTTCAGCTTGCGTTAATATCAGGAGTTATGGTAGGCTTAGAACTTAGATTTCTAGAGGAACGTGGACCCTATTCTTTTTCTTTAGTCATAGACCTATTTATAATTAGATTGATATTACAAAAGCTTAAACATGTCAGATGATGCAGATAAAACGCAAGATAGATTAGAACTTGAAGATGTCATTCGCCGTAAGGAGATGGACGGTATCAAGTATTTAGAAGGAACAGGCCACTGCTTAAATTGTGGCACGAAACTTAATGACTCAAGACGATGGTGCGACAAAGATTGCGCCGAAGATTGGGACTATCACGTCAATAGACGCAACTAAGGAGAGAGTAATGGCTACAAAATCAACTAACCCTACTACTAGGGAAACATCTGCTACAACTTTTGATCGTGGCGAAAGAAACCTAATCGTTACCATTCATCATGGTGTTATCAAAATCAGACCTAAAGGATTAAAATCAGAGGAAGTTATTAACATCGCTGCCATTTATGAGCATGCAGTTAAAGCCCGCGTTAGGGGGACGTAATGCCTAATCTGATTACGCTAGACTTTGAAACATACTACGATAAAGAGTATGGGTTAAAGAAGTTTACTACAGAGCAGTATATACGTGATGAGAAGTTTGAAGTCATAGGTGTAGCTGTTAAGGATAACGGTGTAACCAAATGGTTTACAGGAACACACGCTGAGACCAAAGCTTTCCTAGACTCATACAATATGCATGAACACTTTGTGTTAGGACATAACATGAGGTTTGATGCATCTATCCTATCATGGATATTTGATATACACCCACGAGGTTTATTCGATACCATGAGTATGGCTCAAATACTTCATGGCTTAACTGAGTCAGTATCTTTAGCTAACCTATCAAAACTATATAAGATAGGTGAGAAGGGAACAGAAGTCCTTGATGCCTTAGGTAAGAAACGATTAGACTTTACACACAATGACTTAGCTAAGTATGGTAGTTATTGTATCAATGACGTAGAACTTACCTACGAATTATTCACCGAGTTAAAAGATAGGTTTACTGCACCCGAGATGAAGCTTATTGATTTAACTATCCGTATGTTTACAGAACCTAAGATAGAACTTAATAAAGGTTTATTACTACGTCACCTCCACAAAGTTAAAGAAGCTAAAGAAAAACTACTTGCTTCAGTAGCCGTAGATAAAGAACTACTTATGAGTAACCCTAAGTTTGCTGAGTTACTTATTGAACAAGGTGTTACTCCTCCCATGAAGATAAGTCAGACAACAGGAAAGGAAACTTATGCGTTTGCCAAAACAGATGAAGAGTTTAAAGCTTTATTGGAACATGATAATCCATACGTTCAAGCTTTGGCGGCTGCGCGTATCGGGAACAAGTCGACGATTGAAGAAACAAGAACAGAAAACTTTATTCAAATAGCCAACAGGGGTAAGCTACCTGTCCCGTTAAAGTATGCGGGTGCAGTTGTATCACATAGATGGAGTGGTGTCGATGGTATTAACTTGCAGAACTTACCTCGAACATCTGAGTTACGTCGTGCTATGTGTGCGCCTAAAGGTTACAAGTTAGTAGCCTCTGACCTAAGTAATATTGAGTTAAGATTAGCCTATTGGTTTGCTCAATCAACGGCTAAGATACAACAGATTAAAGATGGTATTGATCTATACAAACAATCCGCCGCAGACATCACAGGGACACCATACAACGAAGTTAACAAAGACCTTAGGTTCATCTTTAAGGTAGTGAACTTGTCGGGTATTTATGGTGTAGGCGCCGTTAAAATGCACTCAATCTTAAAACAAGGTGGTGTAGAGAAAGACCTACAAGAAGTTAAAAATATCGTGTATGCGTATCGCAAAGCTAATCCCGAGTTGGTTGAGGCATGGCAAGACGCAGGCACGATGTTAGAATCAGTCAGAGCAGGTCAAATGTATCGTATGGGTAATGGTGGCATTATAGAAAGTGTCCCAAAAGAAGGCATGATGAAACCTAATGGCATGATGTTAGGACTACCTAACCTTCGTAAATTAAAGACAGATATGGGCGAGTCGTGGGCATATGATAAGTTGATGGGGAGAACTTTAATTCCCGAATATATCCACCCGTCTAAAACATTTCAACGCTGTATACAATCGTTGGCTCGTGATATAATAGCAGAGCAGTTAATACAAGTAGCGAAGAAGTATACTGTCGTAATGACTGTGCATGATGAGTTAGTTATGCTATGTAAAGATACAGAGGTAGATGATTGTGTAGCTTATGTTAAGCAGTGTATGACTACTGCGCCCTCTTGGTGTAGCGACTTACCACTCGGTTGTGAGGTAGGTGTAGGTGATAACTATATGGACGCTAAATAATGGAACCCTACTACGAAGTTAACACAAAATCTACTATTAAAGATGAAGTATTTGATATAGCTATAACTCCTGGTGATTGGTTACCCTATTACCATTTTGGCGCAAGACTTGTACCGCCTGAAGTTTTAAACAAAGACCCATTTTTTATATGGCTATCTCAAAGATATAACTTTATTGCAGGCATATTAAAGTATGACCCCTACACATGCTACGATTGGCACACAGATACAAATCGCGGTGTTGGTATTAACATGTTACTTACTCCTAATACTAGAAGCTTTTGTGCGTTTAAGTTTGACGTAGATCAAATCGTTTCTCCTATACAAGAGTTAAAATACAAGCCTAACACTTATTATTTATTTAATACACAAGTGCCTCATACAGTATATAACTTTGAGGCAACCCGATACTTATTTAGTATTGAGTTTGCTAAAAATAAAGATGAGTTAAGTTTTGATAACCTTGTAAAAGATATAAAGGACAACTATGAACGAACCAAACTTTGAATTATTATTCCCAACTCCTGTTATGTTTAATAGCATTGGCAGAGATTTCACTAAAGAAGAACTTGCTTATATAGAAAGCCATTCAACATCTACCAATCGTAACGTAGGCAACGTAACATCTAACAACAACTATATACTTAATGAACCTGAGATGGCAGACTTAAATAAGTTTATTACTGAGCAACTTAATGAATATGTTAAGCGTGTATATAAACCTAAGTTCCCTGCTGAAGCATTTGTTACTCAGTCATGGCTTAATTGGACTAAGAAGGGTGAATTCCATCACAAGCATGAGCATCCTAATAGTTTTATATCGGGTGTGCTTTATATATCTACTGACTCCACTAAAGATAAGATTACATTCCATAGGTCAGGTTATAAACAACTGCAACTAGCTACTGATAACTTTGACATATACAACTCCGACTCATGGTGGTTTAATGTTAAGACAGGCGGTATAGTTATGTTTCCTTCATCATTAACTCATCATGTAGAAGATGTAATTGCTGACGATGTAAGAGTTAGTCTTGCATTTAATTCATTCATTAAAGGTACATTAGGCGATAATAAGTCATTGACGGAGTTTAAAAATGGATAAGCTAACAGACTACATTAAAGTATATCCATGGCTTGATAAAGAATTGTGTGACCAGATAAGAAAAGAAATAGAAGAAGCTACATGGAAGCAACATGTCTTTTATAA